TGGCTCGACCGGCGCAAGCCGCAGGAAGAGAAGATGCTGCGCTGGTACGCGGACAACATGCGTATCTGGCGTGACGACGATACCAAGGAATCGGGAACCTCGAAGGCGCAGAAGTCCAAGGTGTTCATGGGCTCAACGCGGAGCAAGATCCGCTCGGCGCGCGCGAAGATCAAGGACAACCTATTCGGCATCGGACAGCTGCCCTTCGACACCAGGCCATCGAACGAGGATCTGAAGGAATTCTCAGACACGATGGAGGCGATCCTCACCCAGCAGTTCACCGAGGGTAAGTGGAAGGCGGCGCTCGGGACCGGAATAGACGCGATTTCGACCTACGGCACCGGCTTCATGTTCGGGCCGTTCGTGAGGAAGAAGGCGCACACGAGTGTTTCACGTGGAGCAACTGGCGGTCTGGAGGAACAGAGTCATGAGTACGACTGCCCGTACTACGAGCACGGGCGGACGATGGATACCTATCCGGACCCGGACGCCGAGGATGTTCAAGCCGGTCGAGGCGTGTACTGGGCGTCGCGGAAGTCCCCCGAGTTCGTCCGGTCGCTCAAGGGCAAGCCCGGATACTCGGACGCCGCCCTGGATCGCGCGCTGAACGAGAAGGTCACGAGTTACACCGATCAGGGCTCGGACCGCACCGATCAGATGCGGATGAACCTGTACCGCTACACGAAGGAAGGGCGCATCTGGTTCGTGCGCTTCTTCGGCCTAGTGAAGGCCAGGGAGTTCGAGGCCTGGCGCAAGGATGCTGGATTGCAAGAACAACCAGCCGAGGCTGGCGGCAACGACGCGAGCGCCAGTTCCTACGAGTCCGAGATCGAAGAGCGCGTTGAGGCCGTGGTGCTCATGGCCGGCGGCCAGGTGATCAAAGCGGAGTTGAATCCGTACAAGGCCCAAAGGCGCCCGGTGCAGCGGTGCGTGTACGAGGACGTGGAACACGAGATGTGGGGCGTCGGGATCGCCGAGAACAACGACCCGAACCAGCGCGTGATCAACGCGGCCTTCCGTCTGTACATCGAGGGCAAGGCATTTGCTCTGCTGAAGATGTGCTCGGTGGACCGCTCCAAGTTCGAGGTGACCGAGGACTTCAAATTCTTCCCCGGGAAACGCTTCGCGATGAAACCTGGATTGACTCCTGAGGAGCGCAAGGAGTCGATCATCTGGCACGACATGGTGGACGTGACTACCGGTTGGGAAAAGGTGATCGCGCTCTCGGAGCAGTTCTCCGATGACGACACGGCGATTACGAAGTACACGCAGGGCAACGACGCGAGCCATCTGAACGACACCGCTACTGGCATCTCGATGATCATGAACGCATCGAGCATGCCGCTGAAGGAGGTTCTCGGGAATGTCGACTCGATGTGGATCGAGCCGCAGGTCGAGGCCCTGATCGACTGGGACCTGGAGAATCTTGAACCGGAGACGGTCAGGCTCCTAGTCGGTGAGAAAGAGGCTGCGGTCTGGGCCAAGATCAAGGCCTATGGGAAGGCGAACTTCATGGAGTGGTTCGCCACGGGGGCTCAGACCTTCATGGCGAAGGAAATCCTCATGCACAAGCTGCAGGGGTTTGCCCAGCTTGTTGGCTCAAACGAGCAGTTCCAGCAGCTGGTTGACGCCAGAGAAATGCTCGAGCAGATTTGGGACGCCGGCCAGATCGGGAAAGAATCCCCGGTGCTGTCGGAAGACGACATGAACAAGAAGCAGTCCCAGGGGCCGATGCAGCAGGCTCAAGGGGCTATTCAAGAGGTCGAACAGCAGGCGCAGAAGCTGATCCAGCAGGCTCAGGAGCAGGCTCGCCAAGCAGTCCAGGCGCGGGACGAGGCGGTGAAGAACGAGCAGCTGAAGCTGGCCGAGCTCGCCGCCAAGGAACGGGAAGCCGAGCGCGAAGACAGACGGCAAGCCTACGCACAGCACGACCAGATCATCGGCACGCTCGCCGGCTTGCACAAGACGCAGGCCGACACGGATCTGGTGCAGGCCCAGGCCGCAAAGACGCTGGTCGAGGCCGGTCTCACGCCCTCCGGTGAGTTGATCCAGGAGGCTGAAGGCGCGGAATCAGAAGGCGATGAAACCGAGCCAGAGGCCAGCCCAAAACGTGGCAAGAAGAAGCTAAACCCGGTTTCCGAGCTGGTGAACATGAACACCCAACTTGCCGAGCGCATGGGTCAGACGCTTGACCTCCACGGGAAGACCTTGGAGAGCCTGAACAGTTTGACCGCCGAGATGAAGCGCCCGAAGAAGATCAAGCGCGACGGCTCCGGTCGGGTCGCGGGAATCGAATAGGAGCGTAAATGGCTGCCCCGTCTGCCTGTCAGTTCTTCGCAAACAACATCGCGGGCATGGCCCGCGTGGCCGAGACGATGCGCGAGGCCGCGATGGTCGATCGAGTGCCAGAGCGTGATGCAAAGACCGGCCGGATCGTGCGCGTGAAGGCCGTACCACCGGAGGCCAGGCACTAAGCATGATGGGCTATCAGCCGCAGGTGAGGATCGCGACCAGATCGTTCTTGCCTCCGGCTTCACCGCCCGCCGGCGCGCCGGTCATTCTCTACACGGACATTCTGAGCGGCCCGAATAGTGGGGCGCCTGGCGGCGGCGGGGCGCTCCTCTCGATCTTCGGCTACAACTTCGGCTCGAACATCAACGACATCGTCGTGACGATTGGAGGCGGTGCGGTCTCCGCAAACGTCTTTCTCGGGGACGCCTACTCTCAACTTCCCGGAATGAAGTGGCTGGCTGTGCAACTTGGGGGCTCAAGTGCGACCGGAGCGATCAAGGTTACGGTTGGTGGCGTGGACTCGAACACGGACAAGACCTTCACGGTTCGTTCAGGCGCAATCGCGTACTTCTCCAGCGTCCCGAGCGAGGGAACGATCTCTGGTATGAGTCCTGGCGACATCGCCGTTATCCGCGGCGGCACCTACGATGCTGAAGTCTACTTTCACAATGTTACTGGCTCTTCCGCAAGTCCACTAACAGTGATGGGCTATCCAGGCGAAACGGTGCTACTCAACCGTACCGGGGCAGGAACTCGGGCGGTAGGAGTTTTCTACAGCGGAGCGAACGGGAGCCAGGGCTTCTACGTATTCTCCAATTTGAAGGCGAATATGAACGGAGGCGGTTCGTCAATCTTTGGCCTTGGTGGAAACGAAGGAGACACCGGAGGGCTGCAGGACATCCGGTGTGTGAATAATGACGGCACTGGGATGTACGAGAACGCTGGCGGATCGGCCGCGTTCGCGGGTAGCGGCAACCACCTGAAGGTGCTCGGCTGCTACGCGCACGACAACGACGGCTCGAAGCTCTACCACGCGATGTACTTCGACGGGCGCTCGGTCACGTCGAACGACTACGAGGTGGCGTACAACCACATCGCGCGTCAGAAGGGTGGGCGCGGGGTACAGATTTATGGTGACGCTGGACACGCGATCACCAATGTCAACGTCCATCACAACTACGTCCACGAGATCCACTTGGACGGCATCATGTTTGCTCGCGATACCAGCACAGGATGTAAGTGCTGGAACAATATCGTATGGGGTGCCGGGGATTCGACGCTGGTGCATCCGACCGCAGATGATGGAGGCGGCGGGGCGGGTTTGCGTTTCACCGATAACCAGGCGTCAAACACGCTGGTCTGTGAGGTCTACAACAACACGATCTACCTGAACGACGTGGATGGAGTGGCTGGCGCTGAGATCAGTTTTGAGAAGGCTGACACGATCACGTTTCGGAACAACATCGTCTATGCGAGCCACGCCTACACGATTTATACCGGCGTTACCACTCTGGTCTCGAGCAACAATTTGTGGCGGAACGCGGGCGCTGCGCCTGGATTCGACACCAGCCCGCGCACTGGCGATCCGAAATTCACGGACGCAGCGGCCCATGACTTCACGATACTGGCTGGTGGCGATGGCATAGACAACGGCTCCAGCGCGGTAAGTAGCGTGGTTCCGAATGACTTTGTCGGGCTCTCCCGCCCACAGGGTTCCGCCTACGACATCGGCGCTTACGAGAGGGCGGCGTAATGGCTGTCAATCGCTCAACTCTATTTTCCGAGGCGGTCAACAGCGCCGACCCCTGGACCACTGCCGGCAGTTTTACGCTGACGAACGGAGACCTGCTGACGATCTCTGTTTCAGTCCAGTGTTTCGGCGGCGGAACGCTTCCGACCGCACTTTCATTCGACAAGGGCGTATGGAACCTTGTCACACACGTTGATGACGTGCCGGACCTGCATGCAATCTGGATGTACCGCGGCGTTGGAAACGGTGATAGCGGCGTCATCACGGTAAGCCAGACGGGAGGAGCAAGCCTCAAAGGCGCGAACATTACCTGCGAGGACTGGACTGGGGCGGATACGACAGGAACGAATGGCTCGAACGGGATAGCGCAGTCCGTCGGTATCGGTCCTTCCCCGAACGCCAATCCACAGGTGATCTCCGGCTCTCTCGGAAGCGCGCCCGCCGCGAGCAGCGCCACGTACTTCGCACAGAGCGGTGGCTCGCTGAGTACGCCTGATGGAGCTTTCGCGGAAATTGTAGATCAAGCGGGCTCGGACTACTTTATCGAAAGCCAGTGGGTCACGCCCGCTGTGCAGAACGTGAGCGCGACCGCTGCCACGGCCTTCCAGCCGCAGGTCGGGATCGCAGTTGAAATCAAGGCCGCGGGCGGAGGTGGCGGCGGCGGTCCCTCTCAAGTAGGAAAGACGATTTACGTCCTCCCATGATTCAGACGCAGACATTCGATCACGACCCGCATCGCGAGGAGGAACGCCTCGTCATCGTTGCGGCGCTCGAAGCGCTTGGGAAGCGGGATTTCGACCTTGCGGCCCGAATCCTGATCGCCAGACAAGACGAACTTTTGAGGGAGCCGGAGTTGAAGCTCTACGCAACATGACCTTCGGAATCGGCACGCCCTACACGAAGGGCGCGGGCTACTTCGTGAACGACAAGAATCTGCGCACGCGGCAAGAAGCCGATGTTCAGGTCTGCGCTCACTGCGGAGCGGTCATCAAAATGCAGGAATGGAAGCGGGGCGGTGCGTGGTGCGCGCAGGAGATGAAACCGCTTTGTCTTTCGTGCGGTAAGCGATCCCAGCTCTTCGGCTGCGAACCGATGATGAAGAAGATTGAACAAGCGTTCGAGGCGCAGATGCGTTTCGCAAAACTACAAAAGGATGCGGGGCCTGACGAGCCGGTGCCCCAGCAACTCATTTTCACCGGCTCTCGTTAAGGAGTAATCAGCCATGGCGCAATTTTCTTGCGGAACCAACGCAACGTTCACCCCGACCGCGAGCACGACGAATCTGACAGGCGGAGGTGTGGCGATGCCGACTGCCGGGCAGGTCGGCAAGGTCAAGATGTTCAACTGGGGCGGGGATGGAACCTCGCTAGTGGGGTACATCTCCAGAATCGCCCGAGTCACCACGGCCCCCACGGGCGCCGCGACGAACGGTCTGATCGGGCTTTCGAGCAATCCAGGAGCGGTGCCGCTTGCGACCTATCCACTCGTCTACGCGACTACGCAGCCCATCAGCGTGGCGGACACCTCGCTTTTCAAGCAGAACTGGAACGTTCAGGGCGGCGGCGGGGCGATCGTTCTCCCGATCGGCGGGGAGTGGTGCTTCCTCGGCGGAGCGCTCTCGACGGTGTACAGCCAGATTGCTTGGGGTAACGTCACCGGCGCGGACGCGAATCTGTCGAACTACGGAATGACCTGGGAAGAATAAGCCGTGAGGGAAGGCTACTGGAGAACGCTCGCATCCATCGAGAAGCAGGGCACGCTCTACAACACCTACACCACCGCCAAGTCGATGCTGACAAGCGCGACCGCGGTAACGGGTGTGGCGGATGCGGCGATCACGCTTCCCCCGGGCTTTTTCTACCCGGGGAAGACCCTGCATATCTTCGGGGTGGCCGGGATCAGCAACCGTGTCACGGGGCCGGATACGTTCACCCCTGATATTCGCGTCGGTGCGGTCGTAGCCTTCAACGGCGGAGCAATCAACCTCACGACCACCGCCCACACGACTATCCCGGCATGGTTCGACTTCCTTCTCACTTGCGACACGGCTGGCAATGGCACCCTCGCCAAACTTCGTGGGCAGAGCAAGTGGAGCGGGCAGATGATCGCGCAGCTTGCATCCGCTGCCGACAACGCTGGCGGAACTGGAAAAGCGATGGCCCCGAACACCGCGCCCGCGCTCGGAACTGGGTTCGATTCGACCGTGGCGAACGTGCTCGACTTCTTCGTCGCGCAAAGTGTCTCGAATGCGGGCAACGGGTTCCAGCTGTGGGAGTACACGGTGGCTGATCTCGTGTACCTGTAGGCGAGTCGATGTCCTCCGGACACAATATCCCGAGGAAGCCGCCCGGAATAGGGCTCGTCGGCAGTCCTTCCGCTGCCGTCGCCTCCCCGCTTAATGCACTTGGCTCGTTCGTTTCAAACACGACGACGCCGCAGATAGCAGATTACGGCTTGGCCGCCGGGTTCGCGCTCATCATCGCCTCGGCAGTTACTCCTCAGGGGCAGGCGAACGCAGCGGAATACCAGTTCGGAACTCACGCCCAGGCGATCCACTCTGCCGAAGGCGTAAAGAGTGCGGTATTCGAGTCGGTCCCGACGCCGCCCGCGACTGTCTCGACCCAACTTGGGACATTCATCGGGAACGCTGGCCAAGCGGATCATGGGCAGCTCGCCGCGAGGTTGTGGCCTGCTGCAGCTCCGGCGGCAATCACTCCGAACCCGACCGCGCCGTTCTTCTCGGTTCCGCCGCAGTCCGAGGATCGGGCGACGCGACTGATATGGCCCGCGCAGCCGGCGCCTTTCCAAGGTGTTATTGGCTCGGCCGAGTACCACTTCGGCACGCACGCGGTTGCGACCCACCTGGCCGAAGGCGCCAAGAGCGTCGTCTTCAAATCCGCGACGCCGCCGCCGGTAGTTGTTACCGGGCCCGTGCCCAAGCCACTGTGGGGCACGCAAGAAAACGTCGATCTCTCCATCTCCGGATGGACGGCGAGCTTCACGCTGGCGCCGCAGCCCTCGGGGTCGGCGACGATTGCCGTTCTGCCGCAGGTCGAGGACCGGCCAATAGCTCGGGTATGGACATCGGTGCGGGCCGGCCAGCGCACGCCGGTCATCGCCCGGATTTCCGCATCGCCGCAAGCGGTAGACCTGACGCAGCAGGGCCTGATCGTAGCCCCGTCGGTCCAGCCGCCACCGGTGGGACCCGTGCCGCCGCTCGCGTACGGCGTCCCGCAGACCGACACGACGCAGATCCCAGCACAGGTCTGGTCTTCGGTCCCGACACCGCCAGCGATTCTCGGTGTCACGGTATGGCCGAACATCGTCATTCAGCCCCAGCCGGATACCTCGGTCAATCCGAGTGCTGTCTGGGCGCCGAGCACCTTCAGTGAAGGACTGCCGGTCGTTCAGGTCCCGATCGTCTACGCCGGCGGGGGTCCTGCGCAACTTAGGTGGCGGGAGGACTTCGATCTCCGGCCGCTGCACAAGAAGCGCAAAGAGGTCAAGAAGAAGTCCCCTGAGGTCCTCCAGATTGTGGAGGAGATCGCGAAGGGCGAACTTGATCTCGCCCATGCGCTGGAAGAACTGGAAAAGCAGTTGCAGGAGGAGCGCATCCGGCAGCTGAAGCTCTACCGAGAATTGCTCGCATTGGAAGTGGAGCGCAACCGCGCTCGAGCCGAAGGTCTTGCCCAAGACGATGACGAGGAGAGCCTGTTGCTCTTGCTGAATGGCTGACCGCGGGGAACGCCAGGCGGAGGTCGCGAACCAGCAGTCCGCCCTCGCTGGCAGTTGGGCGGTGCTCAAACCGATGCTAGAGGCCCGCCGGGCAGAACTGATAGTGCAACTCGTCGCCAGAAACGACGAGGGCTTGCGCGGACGCATCCAGGAACTCGATCGCCTGCTCGGCCTCCCCGAGGCCTTACAGCAGGAAGCAGTGAGCTTGCAGCACCCGCAGGAAGAGGACGGATTCACCGGCTAGACCGGCCCGTCTGGTTTCAAGGAGTACCGGGAGGCCCGCTTCGGGCCTTTTTATTTCCGGCCCGCAAAGGAGATGACAGTGGCGGATCTAGTACCAGGCACACCGGAGTACAAGGAAGCATACGACAAGGAAATGCAGCGGCTCGAGGCCGAGGCCGACCCGAAAGATGGGAAAGCCGAGATTACCTCCGCAGAGGACGACAAGGCCAAAGGTGGAGCGGATGACGCGAAGCCCGACCCGGTCGAAGAACTGCGAAAAGAGATCGCTGAGCGAGACAAGAAGTTCGACGGACTCAACAAGTCCCTTCGGGACACCCAGCGATGGGCGCACCGGAACGCGGAGAGGGTGAAAGCCCTGGAGCGCGATCTTGCAGAGGAGCGCAAGGCGCGCACCAAGCCGGAGATTCTGAATGCTAACCCGGGACTGGAAGAGGCCATCGAACACGTCGCAGGACCGGGGCGAAAAGACGCCCAGGGCGACCCTTGGCTCAATCCTGTATCGCGTGCCATCCCTGACATCGAAGACCTCCTAGCCGATCCGGCGTTTCACGCCGCGGCCGAGGCCAAGCGACGCGAACTCGGTGAGGACTGGAACGACCCGATCAATGCCATCCGCGAGCTCTCCGAACTGAAAGGTTCGCACCTCCGCGAAAAAGCGACCGCAGCTGCAGTCGAGCAGGCCCGTAAGGACTTCGAGGTCAAGGCGAAGAAGCGCCCGGCCATGGACATCCCCGACGGGTCAGGCGAGCGCGTGACGCAGGAGCAGCGCGACCAACAGAAGGAAGCCGAGCGCTTCCGAACGATGCCGAAAGCAGAGTTCGAGAAGGAGCGCAGCAAAGTGCTGGGAATGTAGCGCAGGCCGCACGGCCATGCGCCCCTCAATCTTTTTGGAGCCATCATGGCCATCAACACCATCACAGGAACGGCAGGCAGCGCAGGGGTAATCCAACCCGCTCTGCAGGCCTACTACGACAGGAACCTGCTCGACCGGGCGATTCCTGCGGACGTACACGGTCGGTTCGGGCAGGTCCGCCCGATCCAAACACGCTCGGGGAACCAGATCAAGTTCCGGCGTTACGAAGCTCTGCCGGTGGCGACCACGCCGCTGGTGGAAGGCGTCACGCCCTCGGGCAACACGATCACCACCACGGATGTCACGGCGACACTCGCCCAGTTCGGCGACTACATCAACGTGACCGACATGGTCGATCTCACCAATCAGGACGCAGTCCTGACCGAAGTCGGCATGGTTCTGGGCGAACAGGCCGGGACCTCGGTCGACCAGATCAGGCGCGATGTCATGGTGGCGGGGACGAACGTGATCTTCACCAACGGCGCGGCGCGGAACACCCTGAACACGGTGCTCTCATCCGTGGCTCTTCGGACCGCGATCCGGTTCATGGGTCGCCAGAACGGAAAGTATGTCCGCAATCTCATCAAGGCGGACTCGAACATCGCCACGATGGGGATCCGCTCGGCGTACATCGGTCTGGTGCATCCGGACACCGAAGCGCAACTGGAGTCGATCCCGGGGTATATCCCGATCACGGAGTACTCGGATGCGATGCAGGCCGAGGACGACGAGTGCGGGAGCTTCCGCAACGTCCGGTTTTTCCGGTCGACCAACTGCAAGGTCTTTACCGCGGCAGGCGCGGCGGTGGGCACCGACGGCATGATCTCCACGGGCGGCGTGAACAACGACGTGTACGCCACGCTGATCATTGCCGCGAACGCCTACGGCGTGTGCCCGCTCTCGGGGAATGCGCTGCAGAACATCATCAAGCCAATCGGCTCGGCAGGTGCGGCTGACCCGCTCAACCAGCGTGCAACTTCCGGTTGGAAGGCGATCACGACCACCCAGATTCTGAACCAGAACTGGCTGACTCGGGTCGAGCATTGCAACCTGACCACGCTGAGCTAAGGAGAGCCAACCATGGCAATCAACGTAGCAGGGCAAACCCTGGCGCAGGGCACCTCCGACGGCGTGGTGAAGTACGCCTCCGGCTCGGTCACGTTCGACGCCACAGCAATCGTGGCGGCGGACTACACCCAGATCACGTGCGGATTCGTCCCGCGCTTGGTCATCTGGGACAACGTGACCGATCGGATCATGAACGTCTGGTACGACGGGATGGCGAACGATTCGTCACTCAACACCGTCGCGGCGGGCACTCGGACGCTCTCGATCACCGGCTCGAACAAGGGCTTCGTGATCGGCAAGTCCGGCGTGGACGCAAGCTCGTTCTCGGGGACCAATCCGGGGCCGGGCCAGTTCCAGGTGTCGCAGAACGCGACCTTGGGCGCGATCCTCGCCTCAAAGGTCTGCCGGTGGCAGGCATTCGGCTGATCGAGCAGTAGCGAAGCAAAAGGGGGCTGCCTTCGGGTGGCCCCTTTTCTTTTCAGGAGACACCAATGCCGGCCAACATTCCGGAAGTACTGAACAACCTCGTGCAGGGGAACCCGGAGCTCGTGCGCGCGCTCCAGGCGATCTTGCCGAACGTCAAGCAACTCACCCTCTCGCCGGCGCTGATCGGGCAAGGCACCTCCGCCGAGCAGATATTTCCCTGCAGCGGCTTGGCCGTGGGAGATTTCGTTTCCGTGGCAAAGCCCACCGTGCAGGCGGGTCTATCCATCGGCGGAGCGCGCGTCAGCTCGGCGAACAACATCGGCATCCTGTTCGTCAATACACCGAGCGCCGGCGGCAACATCACCCCGACCGCGGGCGAGACCTACCTGATTCTCCACGCTCCGGGCCTTTTCTCCGGACGCCCGAACTTCATCCCGTGAGGACACCATGAAACGGCACGAACTGCAGGCGATGACCAAGGAAGAACTTCAGGCCCACGCGCGCGTCATGGGCCTGAATTGCGACCCCGAGGACACGAAGAACTCGATGGTCGACGCGATCCTGGCGGGGGACCCGGAGCGCCAGCGCGAGGCAGAGGTCAGGGTCAAAGGAGCCCAGGCTCGCGTCAAGGAGCCGCCGCAGGGGGCCCTCTACACTCTGGACGGCAAGAAGGTGAGCGGGCGCAAGTTCGAGGTGGAAATTTTCGCCACCCAGAACGACACCTCTCCGGTCGATCTCATCGTCAACGGCCACAACATCCGGGTTCAGCGCGGCAAGAAAGTGATCATGGACGAGGCCTACGTCGAGGTCCTGAAGAACGCGATGATCGACAGCGTGATCCAAGATCCGGACACCGGCGTTCGCACTCCGCAGAAGATCCAGGTCTATCCGCATTCGGCGGTTGAAGTGCGCGCCGCGGCGTGATGGCGCATGACCATCACGTGGTCGCTCACGCGAGAATCCCTCGCGGACAGGGCGCTGCAGAAGTGCCAACGCCTGGGGGTAGGTGAGTCTGCTTCGGCTGACGATCGCGCGCTGTGCCTCACGGCGCTGGACGCGATCCTGAAGAACCTGCTGTGGCGCGGGTATTCCTGGCCGAAGACCGCATCGTCCTCCGTTCCGCTTTCGTTCCTCGCCGCCGAGCGGTCGAAGCAGCTCCCGGCCGACTTCTACACGGGAGAAGACCTCCGCTATGTCGACCCCTCCGGTAATGAGGTGGCGCCGTTTTTCGGTCGCCAGACCGCCGAGCAGTGGCGCTCGATTCCGCTCAAATCCACGCAGGCCCAGTTCCCCGATCGCTACTACATCGACAACTTCAATGTTCTCTGGCTCTATCCGATCCCGAACGCGGCACTGACGCTCAATCTGTACTACCAGAAGGTGATCTCCGACAGCATTGGCGGTGCGGTCACTGACCTGGACAGTCCGTGGATGTTGGGCCTTTGCTACGGCATCGCGGCTGAAGTGGGGCACGAATTCGGAGTGGCACCGGCGCGGATTCAGCTTTTCGCTGCGAACTGGGAGTCGCAACTGAATCTCGGCATCCGGAACGAAGCACCGCCCGGCCCTGACCGGATGACGGTTTCCGACTGATGGCCCGTGCTCCGATCTTCGGCATCGGGTTACTTGCGAAATCGGCGGTGGTGAGCTCGCAACGCCGAGTGAACCTGTACGCGGAAATGCGCTCGCAGGAGGACAAGACCAAGATCGTGTACTACGGGACACCGGGCCTGGACCTGAACGCCGATTTCGGAGCCACACCGCCGCGCCTCGTGTTTTCGCTCGGGAATCTCTACTACGTGGCGCACCTGAACACGTTCTACGAGGTGAACAACGCCGGCCAGAGTACTGCTCGCGGGACGCTGAACACCTCGATCGGTCGGGTCTACGCCGCGGACAACGGCACGAAGATCAAGTTGGTCGACGGGGTGAACGGGTACGTATTCGACACCACGACGCCCGCAGTGCCGCTCGCGGTAACTGCGGATGTGATTTCCTCGAGCACGGTGACCTGGCTGAATCAGTACTTCATCCAGGAACAAGCCGGGTCCGGCCGGTTCTACGTTTCCCCCGTCGGGAGCGCGGTGCTGTCGGACGCCCTCTCCTTTGCGAACGCGGAGAGCAATCCGGACAACCTGGTGCGAGTCTTCGTCGACCATGGGGAACTGATCCTCTTCGGGGACAAGACCGTGGAATTCTGGGGCGACTCGGGAGCCCAGGATTTCCCATTTGCCCGGCTCGGGTCAGGGGCGATCGAGTGGGGCCTTGCGGCCAGGGATTCGGTGGCGAAGTTCGGCGACAGCGTGATGTTCCTTGCTCGAAACCGCATGGGCGAGAACCAGGTGGTGCAGCTGAACGGCTATAGTCCGGCTCCGGTCGGGACGCACGATTTTCTGTCCGAGCTGGCGACCTATCCGGCGGTGTCGGATGCAACGTGCTTCAGCTACATGAGAGCGGGGCACCCGTTCTACCAGATCAATTTCCCGAGCGCGAACAAGTCCTGGCTGTACGACGGCGCCTCGAAGAATTGGAACGAAGTGAAAAGCGATACCGGCCGCCACCGGGCGAACATCGGAGACCTGTTCCTCTCGACTGTGGTCGTGGCCGACTACGCGAGCGGCAAGATTTACCGGCTGAACCCGGACACCTACACCGACAACGGGGAGCCGATCGTGCGCGAGTTGGTAAGCCGGCATCTGATCAGCGAGGAGTACCGGGCGATCAGCCGATTTTATCTCGACATGGAAACCGGAGTCGGTCTCACCACCGGACAGGGATCGAATCCGCAGGTGATGCTCCAGTACTCCAAGGACAGCGGGCGCACCTGGTCGAACGAAATCTGGCGCTCCTTCGGCGCGATCGGGCTGTACTTGTCGCGCGTGTTCTGGAATCGCTTGGGCAGTACGCAAAACGGCTGGGTGTTCAAACTTCGGATCAGCGATCCGGTGAAGGTGGCGATCATGAACGAAGGCTGGCTCGATTCGGAGGGCGCGTGAAGCTGGACATGCCGAACCCGGATCGGGCCATTGAGATGAGCGCGGACCCAACGAATCCGACTTTCGGATTCTCTACGCTCTGGGTCGCTTTCCTAACGAAGTTGAAGAACGACGCTGTGTGGCGTGGTCGTTCAGGAACCACGGCGCAACGTCCGACCGATGGCCTCGAGGTGGGAACGCCGTACTTCGACACAAGCCTTGGCTTTGAAATTTGGGTCAAGACTCCGAGTCCCGCGCCGGCCGTCTGGGTCGACGCTACGGGAGCAGTGGTATGAACGCGCCGGTCGTTGGCGCCATCGCCAGGCTTCAAGCGGCGATGCTCAAGATGCCGCAGGCGGAACTTGAGACCTTCCACTACTTCGCCGACGGCATGTACGCCCGCGTGGTGAAGCGTGCCGCCGGGACTTTGATCGTGGGCAAGGTTCACAAAAAGGAGCACTTCTACATCGTGACCAAGGGAAAGGTGGAGGTTGCCTCCGACACCGGGACTCAGACCTACGAAGCCGGGGAGGTGATCGTTTCCAAGCCGGGGACGAAGCGGGCGGTGCTCGCTCTTGAGGACTCCATTTGCATGACGGTCCACCGGACGAAGAAGCACAATCTCGACAAGATCGAGCGCGAGCTCGTGGACGATGATCCGACCGCGTTGTATGACTCCGCCAACAAACTGAAAGCGCTACCGTGTCCTGGGTAGCCGCGGCAATCGCAGGGGGCTCAATACTCGGGGCCGGCGCGTCCCTGATCGGCGCGAACAGACAGGCGCAGGCGAGCCGTGACGCTACCGGCCTTCAGCGCGACATCTACAACACCTCGCGCTCGGATCTGAGTCCGTACCGAGAAGCGGGGCTCGCCGCCCTCACCCGGCTGCAGCGCCTGATGGGCATCGGCCCCGAGGGTATGGGGGATGGCACCGGAGAGACGGGATCGCTTTCGCGCAATTTCAGCGCGGCCGACCTGAACGCCGATCCGGTGTATCAGTCTGGGCTGCAGTTCGGTTTGAACGAGGGGGCGAAGGGGATCAACGCGCGCGCCTTGGCGACGGGGAACTACGACTCGGGAGCGACCCTGAAGGCTCTGACCAGATACGGCAACGACTACGGCTCGACCAAGGGCGCGGAGTCCTACAACCGCTTCGTGACGAACCAGGGCAACAACTACAGCCGCCTCTCCGGCATTGCTGGCTCCGGCCAGAACGCGGCGAACATGACTGGCAATCTTGGCGCCGCCTACGGCGGTCAAGCGGGCTCGAACATGATCGGCGCAGCCAACGCTGGGGCCGCCGGTCTCATCGGCGCGACTAACTCGATCAACTCCGGCGTCAGCAACTATCTCAACTACGACACCTCGAACCGACTGCTCCAAGGTTTGAGCCCAGGCGGGCAAAGAAATACCGGGGTAGTTCCCTACAACCCTGAACCCTACGCCAGCTGACATGCCCGTCGACACCTCGATGTACGGCAACATCCAGCCGGTCCAGATACGGGATCCGCTTGAGCAGTATTCCAGGCTCGCGCAGTTGAAGTCGTTGCAGAGCAAGACGCGCCTCGAGGATCTTCAAGGCCAGGCCGCGGAGCAGTCGATGGCAGATACGGCCGCAGAGCGCGCCGCCGCAACCTCCGTAGGCGGCGACATCAGCAGGCTCCCGGGCGCCTATCTGCAAGCCGGGGCCGGGAAACAAGCCATCGCAGCCGAGGCCGCGAGGATCAAGGCGACGCAGGAACAGGCTGGGACCGAGCACACGCGAGCGCAGACTGCGGATCTGAAGGCTGCAGCGTTTGCTACCTCAGCGGCGAGCATCATCCGCGACCCGAGCGACGAAGGAGTGAAGAGGGCACTGGATTCCTACGAATCGCAAGGGTACAAGGTGGACCCGCGCGCCTTCGAGGCATTCCAGAAGGCGACTCCGGATCAACGCCGACAGCTGGCGATCAATACCGCAATCGGGCATCCGAAAGGGGCGCTCGTGCTGAAGGAACTTTTCCCGGAAACGAGCGTGCAGGACAGCGGCGTTGCTGGACAGCCTCCGATCAGCACCGTGAAGTCGCGTCCCGGTCTGACGATTCCGCAACCGGGACAGGCGAAGCCGAAGGTTGCCGAGCCCGTCGATCTCGCCAAAGTATCGCCCTCCGAGCTGGAGGCTGGGTATCGGTACTTTTCAGACGGGACTTTGCCGCCGAACATGGGCCGCGGAGTGCAGGGCGCTGCTCAAGGGACGCGGATCCGCGACATTGCCGCGGCGATCAGCCAGAATCTTGGGATATCTCCGGAGGAAGCTCGCGCGAATCAGCTCGCATTCAAGGGCGGCGGTACAGCACTCACGAAACTCATTCTCCGGGAAGCTGGAGTCGGGGCGAACGTGCGGAACTTCGATTTCAACGCCGACCAGGCCCTGAAACTTTCCGACCAGGTGGACCGCACCGGAATCCCAGTCGTCAATGCGTGGATGAACGCCGGGCGCAGAAGCGTGAGCGGCAATCCCGCCCTGTCGGCCTTCGACGTGGCCGTGAAGACGACCGTGAACGAATTCGCGCAGATCGTGAGCGGAACGACTGCTGGCGCCACGACCGAAGGCGAGAAGAAGAAGGCCGAGAACCTCTTGAGCTCGGCGCAGACCCCGGAGCAGATCAAATCCGTCATCAATCAGATGCGGATCGAGTCGCAGAACCGGATGAAGTCCTTCGCCGATCAGAAGGCAGAGGTGATTCGGAACATGCGCGGGAAGACTTCGACCATCGGAGCGGTGAATGCTGCCCCGGTCCAAGTCTCCCCAGAAGCCCAGAAGCTGATCGATAAGTACGCCCCACCTAGCGGCGGCACTCATGGCTGACATCGCCCAGCTCCAAGCCGCTCTGATCGGAGCGGACAAGGCTGGAGACACCGAAGCGGCCAAGACGCTCGCCGCGGAACTGCGCAGGCTGACCAGCACTACGGCAAGCGGCCCTTCCGCTGCGGAGCGCATTGCAAACGACCCGATCACCCAAGGGGCGAAGAACTTCACCCAGGATCAGGGTAACTATCTCGGACTGAAGATTCCCGCTACCGCTGCCAACGCGATGGCCGGGTACTACAAGGGCGCGCGTGACCTTGCGATGGGGACCGCCCAGCTTGCCTCGCCGGTCATGGGCAATACCGACGAGATGCGAGCGCGGGTCGGCGAGCAACGCAGACTCGACGCGCCGCTCATGAAGACGGGCGCCGGGAAGGCTGGGGAGTTGGCCTTCAACGTGGCCTCGGTCGTGCCGACGCTCGCGATTCCGGGCGTGAACACGGTACGCGGCGCTGCGGCGCTGGGCGGCGCTTTCGGGCTTCTCCAGCCCTCGGAATCAGGCAAAGAGACTGCCATCAACACCGGAGTCGGGACCGCGCTAGGAGGCGCTGGACAGGCCGTGGCGAACAAGCTGGTATCAGCTACCGCTCCGGTCGTTCGGAATGCATCAGACGCAATCCTGGCCAAAGCACAGCAACTTGGCTTCGTGGTCTCGCCCTCGGAAGGCAGGGGTACGGTCATCAACAAGCTGGTGACCGGCCTCGGGAACAAACAGCAGACCGCGCAGGAGGCTTCCATTCGGAATGCTGGAATCGTCGAGCGTATCGCCAAGGCCGACCTGGGCGTCCCAGCGGCCGAGAGTCTCACCCCGGAGGCCTTTCAGGCGGTCAGGTCCGCGGCCTACCAGCAGGGGTACAAGCCGGTAGAGGGCCTGAACATTATCCGAACCGATTCTGCTTTCGAGAAGACCGTCGCCTCCCTGATGGGCAAGGAATCGCAAGGTGCGGTGACGCGGGCGGGGCAGGGCGACATCAACGCCTTGGCGAAGGAATTGAAGCGCGGGGTCTGGACCGGGAAAGGCCTGGTCGATGACATCCGGACGCTCCGGGAAGAAGCCACGTCGAACCTCGGGGCACTCAAGAGCATCGGGGATCAACAACTCGGCCGTGCCCAGCTCGAGGCCGCGAAGTCTCTTGAAGACCTCGCAGAGCGGAATCTCGCGCTGAACAAAGCTCCCGCGGATCTGATCCAGAATTTCAAGGCTGCCAGGCAGACGATCGCCAAGTCCCATACTATCGAAGACGCGATGGCCGGGACGAGTGAGATCAACCCGGCGAAGTTCGCCAGGAGCGAGGCTGACGCGAAGAAACTCTCACCGGAGATGTACGCCGCTTGGAAGTTCGCCAAGGAATTCCCGAAGTCGAATCAGGCGCCATCAAGGGTCGGCGGGGTTCCGTGGAACATCCTGGGGACGAGCGGAACGATGGGCGGCCTTGGATATGCTGCCTCTGAAATTGGCACCGGAACACCCTACGGAATTGCGCTCGGCGCGCTGCCACTACTGCGGGGCCCGGCGCGCTCGGTCGCGCTCTCGAAAGCGTACCAGGGCGCGATGGTGAATCCGGCAACTGCCGCGGGCCCGCGCTTGGCTGCGATCGCCGCTCAGCCGGCGCGCGCGCTGCAAAGAATTGCCCCGCAAATCTCTACTGCTACCGCGATGCAGATCGAGTAGGGTCGTTCAGCTTTACGCGCAGGATTCGTTTCGCTCGCCCCTCGGGAAACCATCTGAGGAACGCAAGCTTCAGCGGTAGCACCAGGCACACCATGAAGACCAGCGTGAAAACTGGCTTCAGCAGGATCGCAAGCCACCAAGTCATTCCAGTAGTCTAAATCGGAGAAACGATGGCGGTCAAACGCTGGGTCAACCTACGTCCGCAATACGTCGACGGCAGCGGGAATAATCTGTCCGGCGGTCGGCTATTTTTCTACGTGGCCGGTACGTCGACCAAGCAGAACACGTTTACCGATTCCGGCGGTCTGACCGCGAACCCGAACCCCGTTGTCCTGAATTCTCTGGGCGAGCCCTCGACCGAAATTTGGTTGACGGTTGGCGCGACATACAAGGTCGGACTCGCGATTGCCGGAGTCGACGATCCTCCGGCCTCGTTTCTGTGGACCGAAGACAATATCGCCCCGATCAACGATGTCACGACCACGCAGGGCGGCCAGTGGCTCACCTTCGCTGGTGTCCCGACATTCGTATCCGGAACCTCGTTCACGGTCCTGGGTGACCAGCGGCAGATATTCGACAACGGGCGCCGCGTCCAGACCACGAATACCGGCGGCACGGTCTACAGCAACGTCAGCGCGACCCCGACCTACGATGGCACGCGCACCACGGTCACGCTGACGAACGACTCCGGGGCGCTGGATGCCGGGCTCTCGGCTGTGTTCTACGGGATGCTCTCGGCGATCAACTCATCAATCCCGCCGCACGCCGGGAACGTGCCAGCGGTCCAGGATCAGACCGACCAGACGAAGGATGTCGTGTTCTCGGTCGCCAACTTGCCCACCGGGACTCGGCGGGTCATCGACATCTCTTTCGACATCGGAGATCCAGCGGTCTGCGAAGCGCGCCTCACGTTCACCCAGGGCGTTGCCTTTCAGACCGCCGATGTGACCGGGGCGAACGCGGTCTCCCTGTTCCTTCAGCCGGTGCGTGGAGATCGCATCGCGCTGTTCGATGGGACAAAGTGGATCGTCTACAACTTCACGCAGGCGGTCACCGTTGCTGTCCCAGCGGTAGCGAATCAGATGTACGACGTGTTCGCGGCGCTCTCCGCCGGGAGCGTGATCCTTGAGGTCCTCGCATGGACAAACGACACCACACGCGCGACGGGCGTCTCGACACAGAACGGGGTGCTGGTCAAGACCGGGGATCTCACGCGCAGGTACATGGGTTCCTTCCGAACGACTGCCGTAGCAGGGCAGAGCGAGGACTCCATTGCCAAGCGGTACCTGTGGAACTTCTACAACCGCGTGCTTCGCAAGATGCTGGTTCAGGAAACGACCTCGACCTGGACCTACATGGTCGCGACCTTCAGGCAGGCGAACGCCAATGCCGCGAACCAGCTTGACTTCGTGGTCGGCATACAGGAGAGCCCAGTCAAGGCGGAAGTCTTGGTGTCGGTGTTCAACGCCGGGGGCATACAAGCTGAGGTAGGAATCGGCATCGACTCCACCACAGTGAATTCGGCGGACCTGGCCCCGTTCATAACGACTATCGCCTCTCCGATCATCGCCACCGCAAAGTTTGAAGGATTCCCGGGAATCGGGCGTCACATCCTGACTTGGCTTGAACAATCGGTTGCAGCCGGCACTACGACCTGGGAAGGCAATAACGCAGGCGCATTGTTGACCACGCACTCCGGCATCGCCGGGGAACTCTGGGGATAAACCATGGCCCTCATCAACCCCACAGACGCTCCGGTCGTAGAGCTCAGCGTCGATACCATCGCGGTCCTGCGGACGCTCCCGGGCGGGATCTATAAGCACATCCTGGTGGACGGCTCGATCACGGCAGGAGACGGAGGCGGCGGAATCTACCGCTGGAATTCTGTTGACGTTTCGGCGGACAACGGAACCACGGTAATCGCTCCGAGCGTCGGTACGGGCAGGTGGAACCTGTTCGAGACCTCCGCGAACATGGTTTTCATTCAGGCGGGCGCGGGCGCGCTTGCCGGAACAGTGCAAAGCAAAGCGCGTGAATCTATTTCCCTGTTCGACTATTTAACCACTTCGCAAAAAGCAGACTGGACTGCGATAGGCTTCGCTACGTCTGCCGCAACCATTACGGCGGCAATTCAAGCTCTCCACACTGCTTGCATTGCGGCGGGCTACGCCACGGCACTTTTTCCTGCTGGGGGTGGAAACTACACCACGCTTACGTGGTCGCCGCACCTTCCAGCTCGCGCTCTTGGCCGGGTTATTTTGCAGACACAAAATGCTGCGGGAAGAACAAATCAAATTTCCGATCTATACGGTCTGCCGGCGGTGGGCGGGCAAACATGGACCGGTGGCCCAGTGTTCCAAGGCCCATTCACATTCACGAACAGCAATGTAGGAAACACCGCAATAGGGTGGTCGTTTGGTGGGGCATCTCTGAGCGCAAACTTCTGCAACGAATGCACGATCCTCGATGGGGTGAACACAAACGCATTCAATGGCGGTGAATACGAAATACGCAGCAACGCCTACGGTTTAAAATGGAAGGACTGCGTGAACCTTTTCGGGACCGGTCCGACATTTCTTGTCGCCGACCCAGTGGAAAACTCTGGCGAGAACATGGTCGCCGACCATTGCACATTCGGTGGGTTCACCAATCTTGGGTACTGTTTCGACATCAACACTGTGCGGGGGATGACGTTCACCCTTCTCAGTTCTTCCATCGATTACAAGAAGGGAATCGTCAAGCCTGGGAGATCGGCTACCGCGGTGACAATCAACATTGTCATGGGGTCGAATCTGGAGTGGAATTCAGTCGCAGAATCCTACCTTACCAATGACGGCGGAATGGTTGTCAACATCCTCGCGTCCGACATCAACGCAGCAGCAGCAGCAGGATGGCCTACCCCTGTCTTTTCCAAAACAACCAACGGCTCAGTCACCAGAGTTCTTGATGCGCGGTATCGTCTTGGCGGCACAACGCTGCCGGCCTTGCATACCTGCGATGCAACGTCAACTCTCGTTGTCGATCCATATCCGGTTTCTGTGGGCGGAAACAGCATCGTCACCTACGCCACCTATGCGGCAGGAGGGAAAGGGCAAGCAATAATCCCGCAACGCGATCCTCTCACGGGGTGGGCTCTCGACTGGACTAAGATGTTGAATAACGGTGCTGGCGCTGTTTCAGAAGCCCGCACTCCTATCGCTGCAGGCGCAACTATTGTTCTTCCAGTGGGCGCTGGTGAAATAAAAATTTGCGATGACAACACCGGAGAAAGCGCACCTTTTTGGGTGTGGGCCGGGGCCAACATCGTAAAGTTGGCTGGTGGCGCGTCTCTCGTTGTCGGCGCACCAGGAGCAAATCAAACTGGGGTTCAGTGGAACGGCACGAACTACACGATTAAAAATGGTTGGGGCGTGCAGCATCTTTACTACATAGCTCTAGAAATGATAAGACCGTCGTGATGAAATCAAGGATTGGCGCCATGGAGCGCCGGCGCGTCAAGCCGGTGAGCGAGAAGGCGTTCTCGGAGTTCGCCGGCAAGGTCGATCGGCGCATGGGCACGCTGGAAGCGCACTCCGAGCGCGTGCAGGGCGTGCTCTTTTCTGGCACCGAAGACCGGCCAAGCATCGAGGATCTGGCGAAGACCATCGACACGCACATCAAGGTGATGTGCGCCTGGGCGCTGGCGATCAAGCGGGTGACCCTGATCCTTACCTCCCTCTTCGCGCTCGCCGCCGCTGGCACGGGAGCGCTTGCTGCGATGGGCGTGCGCATTTTCTGACGATGGACGCGATCCCCCGTCAGGAGTTGATTTTCCTGGTGGTGTTCTGCGTCCTGGTGTTCGCCGTGCCCTGTCTGGTGGCCTGGGCAACCTACTCCGAGGCGAGCCGCCTCGACCTGCGCTCCCTCTGGACGCATCAGGAACGCGTCGACAAGTTCGCGGTGATCATCCTCGGGACCTGGTGGGTGCACACCTCTTCGATGATTCTGGAGGTGCTGCTGCGCACGGTCACCACCAACGACTTCATGTCCTACACCGCCTGGGCGATTCCGATCATCGCCAAGATGTTCGCGCCTTCCGCCGGCCAGCCGGAGGCGAAGTGAAGCTCTCCTCGTTCTTCACGCTCGAGGAGTTGACCTTCTCCGAGTGGGCCGAGCGCCATGGCGTGGACAACACGCCCTCGCCGGAGATCGTGGAGAACCTGAAGCGCCTCGCCTACACGCTGGACGAGGTGCGCGTGCTGCTTGGCCGGCCGGTCCACCTCAACAGCGGCTATCGCTCC